GAGGCACGACTGTATGTGTAGAGGACAGTATGACGATGCAAAAGAAATGCTACGCAAAGGATTGGAGTTAACAAAGAAGGAGAGGACTGATGCGTAGAGTAAAAGACATTGAGTGTGATAAGTGTGGGCAGGAGTTTAGTACCAGTGAGCATACACAATGTCCAACATGTAAAAAGAAAGAAGAGGAGATAAACTAATGATGTGGATATTAGTATGGATGCAACTCGTGACCAATCAGGGAGTTGATTACTACCAGTTGGGAACATATGGTAAGATAGAGGAATGTCAGTTAGCTTTGAAAGATGCAGTGGTTCTGGTGAACCATAGCTCAGAGACACTGGCTTGCTTGGAGATTGATACCAGATGATTGAAATGTTTCTCACGTGCCTTGCACTCAATGTGTACTACGAGGCACGTAGTGAGCCTATGGATGGGCAGTATGCAGTTGCCCACGTAGTGCTCAATCGTGTAGCGAATGACTCATTCCCTGACGATGCATGTAAGGTGGTCAAGCAGGGGTACTACAAAGGCAAGCATAGATGCCAGTTCTCGTGGTACTGTGATGGTAAGTCAGACAAACCCAAAGACAATATGTCATGGGTAGTTGCACAAGTGGTAGCCTACAACACATTGTATGGACATCACAGAGATAACACACATGGTGCTACACACTACCATGCTACCTATGTAAGTCCGTGGTGGCGTAAGCACTATGACAAAACTGTGGCTCATGGGTCACACATCTTCTACAAATAATTGTGGGGGTTTACATTACTATATAACTATGGCAAAGTTGCCACATAACCAACTGAAAAGGAGTATTATATATGCCATTCGACATTAACAACACATTCGACATCCCAACAAAGCTAGACTTTGACGTGGAGTTTGAACCAACACGAGTAAAGGACAAGAAGTATGTCATCAATGGTGACACTGGTGAGTACATGGGTATCGTGGGTACAGGTTTTACCTGTGCATCTCATGGTGATTTCTATCGGGGTGTCATGGACACACTGACAGAGAACATCACACCTGCTGAGATGACCAATGCCAAGTACAACTGGCGTACTGCCAGAGGTGGTGCATGGTCTATGCTAGACATCACACTGCCTGACATGCAGGTAGAAATTGCTACGGACAAGCACACAACTACGTTGGGCAATCGTATCATATCATTACATGGTATTGATGGGTCATGTAGCAACCAAGTGTTCTTTGGACAGATAGATTTCTTCTGCACAAACGGCATGATACGTGGCGAATACGACAAGGTGCGTAAGAAGAATACATCTAACTTTACACTTAGTGGTTTCATTAGTGAGCTAACTCGTGCAAGGAGAGACTTCTACGAAGAGACTGCCAAGATGCAGGTGTGGGCTGATACTGACCTCAAGTACGTAAACGTACAGACATTGCTTGATGAGATGATTGCATCCAAGCGTAAGTCTGAGAAGATGTACGAGTTGTATTGCCATGAGGCTTCACAACGTGGTCACAATAAGTGGGCGTTGTATTCTGCCTTTACCAACTATGCATCCTATGCTGATGATCGTAATGGGTTCAGCCTACGTAATACAGGCAATGACACTCAGGCTATCAGCATGTTCAGTCGTGAGCAAGAGGTAAGCAAGTGGGTATCTGACAGCAAGTTCCTAACATTGGAAGCCGCTTAATGCAGATGCTACCTCGCTATGTACAACAGAGAGTGTCACCTTCGGGTGACATTTCTTACCGCTTCAATCCACCACAGATGCTCGTAGATGAGGGCGTGGTGGAGCGTGATGAACTGGGTACAGATACCAAAGAGGTATCCAAACTAGCAAAGGAGTTAAACAAACAGATAGATGATTGGAGACAGGCACGTGCAAAAGTTGTTGGACTAAAGCCAAGTGGCAAGGTCACTGACCTGATAAACTTTTACTATCAATCCAATGATTTCAATATGTTACGTGACACAACTAAAGTGGATTACAGATACTTTCTCACTGTCGTACACCAGACTATTGGGTGTCGTAAGTACAAGGACGTGACATCCAAGGTAGCCAAGGCTGCATATGAAGAGTGGGTTAAGCGTGGCATTAGCTTTGCTAACCATGCGGCAACATGTGCCAGTAGGGTGTACAACTATGCCATACAGATGGAACACGCAGAGCAGAATCCATTTGGCAAGATCAAACGTAAAACTGCCAAGCAACGTAAGATGGTGTGGTCACATGGTGAGGTGAACAAGTTTCTTGACGTGGCGTATAGTGACTTTGACTATCGTAATGTCGGGTTGATTATACACATGGCATACGAGTGGTGTCAGCGTCTGGGTGATATGCGTAACCTACAGTGGGGTAACATTGACTTGGACAAGCAACAGCTTACCTTGGAGCAGAGCAAGCGTAGGGCTGATGTGTTTCTACCTATCACAGATAACCTGACTGCCATGCTCAAGGAACAGAAGGAAGACTTTGGCTTTCAGCCTTGGGTAGTGCCACATCCAATGCCTACAAAGGGTGTGTACAAACCATACGCAATGGAGAGACTGTCCAAGGTTGGACGTAAGATAATGAGACTAGCAAAGCTACCTGAAGAGTTACGGCTCATGGACATACGGAGAACTGGTATAACACAGATGATAGACAAGGGAGTACCATTGCCACAAATCATGGCTGTATCTGGACATACTCATGTGTCTTCAGTGAAGCCATATCACAAGCATACTTACGAAAGTGCAAATAGTGCCTTGACACGTAGAGACATTACTGTACAATCGACTGTAAGGAGCAACATTGAAAGTGATACATTATGAGTGTCTATAATATTATAAATGATATAACACTTACAAATGGAGATACTAAACGTATGGACTGTCCTGAGTGTGGTGGGCGCAAGACCTTCACGATCACGAACAACATGGGTTCTCTGATTTGGAATTGCTACAAGGCAGGGTGTCATGTATCTGGTGGTAAGCGTGTGCATCTCACAGCAGATGACATACGCAAATCACTGGGTAGTGTTGCAGAAGAGACACACTCTATAACTTTCGACAAGCCTGAGTGGATTGTGAAAGATGACGATGCGATAGCTGAGTTCTGTAATGAATGGAAGCTAGACCCCAAGGTGTTGGGGTTACTGTATGATGTGAAGGAACATCGTGTGGTGTTCCCTGTAATGCAGGGTAATACTATGGTAGATGCCACTGGTAGATCGTTGAGTAAACGTATACCCAAGTGGAAACGATATGGAAAAAGCAGCTTGCCATACGTCTGTGGACATGGTACAACTGCTGTAGTTGTTGAGGACTGTGTGAGTGCAGCCATCGTAGGTACTGATGGATTTGTCGGGGTCGCAGTGTTGGGTACATCATTATCCGATGGGCATAAGAAGCACTTGTCACAGTTCTCAACAGCAATTGTAGCACTTGACCCTGACGCACTGCCCAAGACGCTACAGTTCGCAAAAGAATTACGAGGGCTAGTACCAAAGGTAAGTGTGCTACGCCTAGAAGATGACCTTAAATACCGAAACCAAACCGACTTGGATAACTTAACAACACTAGGAGACACATAATGGAATTATCATTAGTACGTAGCTTGATGGACAAAGAGTTCTATGACGAACATCGTGGTGCAAAATGCCCCGATAGATTGTTTAGTCAAGACATACGTAAGATTAAACAGGCAGTAGATGTAGCGATGGACAGGTACTCACGTACAGTTACACCTGACGAGATAGAAGCATTGTTCATGGCAAACAATCCGACACTGACTACGGCACAGAAGCAAGCATACAGTCACCTGTTCCACAAGGTAAAGAAAGAAACACCTATGGGTAGTGACGTGGCACAGGAAGTATTGTCCAAACTATTCCAACAGGTAGTGGGTGAGGACATTGCTAACCTTGGCTTTGACTATGTGAATGGCAGTAAGACTAGCCTTGAACCACTACGTAATTTGATGGAGCAGTATGGTGATGACTTCACACCTAACCTCAATGTAGAATGGGAAGACATCAGCCTTGATACCATCCTGTCAATGACAGATTTGGAGTCACAATGGACGTTCAACATTCCTACCCTCACACGTAAGGTAGAGGGCATCAATGCAGGACATTTGATTGAGGTAGGGGCGAGGCCGAACACAGGTAAGACATCATTCCATGCTTCACTTGTTGCTTCTCCACAGGGTTTTGCGTGGCAAGGTGCTAAGTGTATTATATTATGTAACGAAGAGGGCTATCACAGGGTGGCTCACAGGTACATTACAGCAGCTACAGGCATGGACAAGTACGAGATTAGTAAGAACAAGCAGAGAGCTATGGAAGTGTTCGATCAGATACGTAAGAACGTCATGTTCAAGGATGCGACAGGGCGTGACATGAACTGGGTGGAGTCAGTATGTAAGTCATACAAGCCTGACATTGTGATACTTGACATGGGTGATAAGTTTGCCAAGATGGGTGGCTTCTCACGTCCTGACGAAGCACTCAAAGCGAATGCGGTACATGCAAGACAGATAGCCAAGCAACATGAGTGTGCTATGTTCTACATGTCTCAGATATCAGCAGAGGCAGAGGGTAAGGTAGTACTGAACCAAGCCATGATGGA